TATGGCAACACAATAAAACAGATTACAAGTTCTGGGAGGACTCCTGGAACGAAAAAGAAGAAGACTGAGTTGTTGGTTTTCGTCAGGCGGCCCTCTACGCATAAAGGGTCTATCAACTGGGGCGTAGTTCAGTTGGTTAGAGCGTCTGTCTTATACACAGGAAGTCGCGGGTTCAAGTCCCGCCGCCCCAACAATTTACTATATTTGTAGCATGAAAGTCAAAAAGAGAGACTACAAGAAAGAGTATGCTAAGTACGGTAAGGGCGGCAAAGCCAAGAGGTACAGAGCTGATCTCAATCAAATCAACCGCCGAAAGGGTACTTACGGAAATGGTGATGGTCTTGACGAGGCCCACGTAGGGTCGTCTGACAGAACTACACCTCAGCCTGAGTCTAAGAACAGAGCAAAAAATAGACCTAAGCGAAGACGCAGTAGGTAAGGGCTGCACCTGTAGCTCAACTGGATAGAGCATCGCCCTTCTAAGGCGAGGGTTCGGGGTTCGAGTCCCTGCGGGTGTACTAAATTAAATTCAAAACAATGGCTACTTACATTTGTGAGTGCGACAAAAAGCACGAAGAGGATAATTCTGGGGTCACCATCAAGTTTGTTGACGGTAAAGCCCAGCATCAGATCCAGTGTCCATGTGAAAAGAACATGGTCCTTAAGAACCCTAAGACAGGAGCCCCTAGCTTCAAAAGCAACAGGTGGGGTCAAGTGTACTAATGCAGGACTTCCTTGACTTCATGCAAGAGGTCGCTGGCTTCTACAACTCCTTTGGTACAGACAACAAACAGTACGACTACGATGGCGACGGCATAGTAACCGTTCTTGACTGGTTGGAGTTCCTGTCTAATCAACCCTACTTTTGAGTGTTCTAATAAACATAGAAGGATATGAAGACCCTGCTGTCTCAATTTGCCCCAACGGTTCGCAAGGTGAAACTGTTTCAGTCGGTGGGCTACTCATTGTTCTTCCCGCTCAGCCTCCCAAAAAGGAGATTGCGGGATATGGCCGCCCAGACGACCTGCATGTGTGGGAAAGGATTCCTATGCCCAAGGAGCTGTCTAGGATTAAGTCTATGGATGAGTGGCTCGAAATGCCTAGGGAGTTTCGACAGAAGTTTTCTCCGTATATCGAGGAGGAGTTTCGCCGTAGGCGTGAGGGCTTTTGGTTTTATAATAACGGTGAGCCTACATATATTACGGGGCGCCACTACATGATGCTCCAGTGGACTCGCATGGATATTGGTTACCCCAACTTCCTTGAGTTCCAAAGAGATATTTTCTTACATTTGGCTGCGTGTGAGGCGGACCCACGCTGCATAGGGCAGCTGTACACCAAGTGTCGGCGGAGTGGATATACGAATATCTGTTCCGCCGTTTTGGTTGACGAGGCCACCCAGGTTAAGGATAAGCTTCTGGGCATCCAGTCTAAGACTGGTAAGGACGCCCAAGAGAACATCTTTATGAAGAAGGTGGTGTACATCTTCCGAGGCTATCCGTTTTTCTTTAAGCCTATCCAGGACGGTACTACCAATCCACGTATGGAGCTTGCCTTTAGAGAGCCAAGTAAAAGGATTACCAAAAACAACAAGACCTCTCAGAAGGGAGAGGCTCTTAATACAGTAATCAACTGGAAGAATACAACTAACAATGCTTACGATGGAGAGAAACTCCATCTGATGTATTTAGATGAAGCTGGAAAATGGGAAAAACCTACAGACATAAGAGACGCCTGGAGGATTCAACGGACGTGTTTGATCGTCGGGCGGAAAATAGTCGGAAAAGCGATGGTCGGAAGCACCGTCAATCCGATGGACAAGGGTGGGAAGGAGTACAAGGAACTATGGAGGGACTCGGACCCAAGCGAAAGAAACGCAAACGGAAGAACCAGAACGGGTCTCTATAGGCTCTTTATGCCATCATACGAGTCCTTAGAGGGGTTCTTTGACAAGTATGGTCACCCAGTTGTAGATGATCCGCCTAAGGCGATCGAGGGGCTTGATGGAGAGGATATCATTTTTGGCGCAAAGACCTACCTTAAGAATGAAAGAGAAAGCCTTAAGAGTGACCCATCCGAGCTTAACGAGGTTACTCGTCAGTTTCCGTTCACTACCGACGAAGCCTTTAGGGATAGCATTGACGGCAGCCTATTCAACATAGGCAAGATCTATGAGCAGATTCAGTATAACGATGATCTATTCCCGAATCCTGTTGTTCGAGGCAATTTCGTATGGAAGGACGGTGTTCAGGACACCAAGGTTGTTTTTAAGCCAGACCCCAAGGGTAGGTTTAGGGTGGCTTGGATGCCACCAGAAGAACTAAGAAACCTCAAGAAAGAAGAAAGAGGTAAACGTATTGCGCCAAATGCAGAGCTGGGGGTAGGCGGGGTTGACTCTTATGACCTTGACGCCACCGTCGATGGACGGGGGTCTAAGGGAGCGCTACACCTATACAACAAGTTTCACATGGAGCATCCTGCTAACATGTTTGTTGTGGAGTATGCGTCCCGTCCGCCTTTAGCTAAAATCTTCTACGAGGATGTGCTTATGGCCGCTGTTTTTTACGGATACCCTATATTGATTGAGAATAACAAGTACGGTATTGCAAGATACTTTGAGACAAGGGGTTACGATGGATACTTGATGGCTAGACCAGCCCACCTGTCATCTAAGAACTCTAAGGTCAACGTAAAGACCAAGGGTATACCATCCAACTCTCAAGACGTAATACAGGCCCATGCACACTCCATTGAAGCATACATACATGACCACGTTGGCATGCACAGAGAAACTGGGGAGTACGGGAAGATGTATTTCAATAACACTCTTGAGGATTGGATTGGCTTCAAAATCAACGACCGTACTAAGTTTGACCTTACGATTAGTTCAGGCCTTGCCTTACTTGGGGCTCAAAAAGGAACCAAGAAAAAAGACCCTCCTAAGTTCGATGAAAAGAAATTCTTTAGGAGATATAGGCCAATAAGCTGACAACCAGAATATTTCTATATTTGCAAAAATGCCGACTCCCTGATGTACAGTAATAATAAAAGGCAAAGCAAGAGCTTTCCAGATCCGCTCGCGCCACAAGATATTAAGGCTGGCAAAAAGTATGGTCTAAAGTATGCTAAAGCTATAGAGGGGCAGTGGGGTAGGATGCAGGATAACGACTCTCTTTTTAGGAAGAGAAATAAGGTTTGGGACAGGAATAGAGATTACGCTAACGGAACTCAGGACACAAACATCTACAAGAGGATCCTTACGTCTATGGATCCCAACAGTGGAGATGGAAGTCTTGTAAACCTAGACTACACGCCTGTTCCAATACTACCTAAGTTTTCTAGAGTTGTAGAAAACAAGATTCTGTCTAGAAACCCATACCCAAACCTTGAGGCTATTGACCCTATCTCTTCTTCAGAGAAGAACAAGGAAAAGCAGAGGATAAAGGTTCAGGTTCAGATTAAGCCAGATCTAGAGGCTTTGAAAGCTGAGACTGGAGGTTTGGTTCTTGACAAAGACCCCAGTGAGCTTCCAGATAGTCTTGAGGAGGCTGAAATCTTTTTGGAAACAAACCTTAAGACTGACGCCGAAATAGCTGCACAGATAGGCACCAACTTGACCCTATCCTGGAACAGCTTTAACGATAACATCTATCGAAGATGTGTCAACGATTTGGTTGCACTGGGTATGGCTGTGGTAAAAAGATCCAACGACCCCAACTACGGCATTAAGACAGACTACGTAGACCCCTGTAAGTTTATACACAGCTACAGCGAGGACCCAGGTCTAAACGACCTCACGTATGCTGGGCACATTAAAACCATTTCCATACAGGAGCTAAAGCGTGTGGCTGGTGATCAGCTTACCGAGGACGACTACTCTAAGATTGCATCAGGAGCAGCGGGCACCAATGGTAACGACTCCAGCAAGCTCAACTACAGCTACTTCGACGACCATCTCAAAAGAACCATGTATGGTTACGATGAGTACATGGTAGACGTGTTGGACTTTGAATTCCTTTCTATCGACTGCATGCACTTCGAGGACAAGGAGAATAGATATGGCAACAAGCTCTTCTTCTACGAAGGATTTGAGTACAAGGAGCGTCCAGGAAGCGTATTTGAGAGAGAGCCTAGGAAGATGAATATTGCCACTGTCTACGGTGGTAGCTGCATTGTTGGAACTAACTTTCTGTACGACTACGGGATGAAGGCCAACATGCCTAGAAACATCCACGACATATCTAAATGTAGACTTTCTTACTCTGCTGTCGCTACCAACTTGAGGAAGATGATTCCCAAGTCAATGGTTGATAGCTGTGTCGGGTTTGCAGATATGCTGCAGATCACACACCTTAAGATCCAGCAGGCTATCGCCAAGGCTAAGCCCGATGGGTTGATCATTGATATTGAGGGACTTGAGAACGTTCAGCTAGGCAAAGCAGGAGAGTTGCAGCCACTGGAGCTTCACGATATCTACGAGCAGACTGGTGTATTCTACTATAGAAGTAAGGATCCAGAAGGAGGCTTTCAAAATCCACCTATACGTGAGATAGGCAACAGCATTAGAAACATAAACGAACTCATTGGCATATACAACCACTACATGCGCCTTATCAGGGACGCTACTGGAGTTAATGAGGCTATGGATGCAAGTTCCCCTAAGGGTGATATGTTGGTTGGTGTGCGTGAGCAGGCTATTGCTGCAGGAAACAATGCCATCTATGACATCACTAACGCATCTATGGTTCTGTTTAAGAAGGTTTGCGAAGATGTCGTCAAGTGTCTTCAGATCATACCTCAGGGTTCTGTTATCATGAAGGCGTATCAAAACGCTATTGGTGAGGAGAACATGGAGGTCCTTTCTACTTTCTCTGACCTGCCTATGTACAACTTTGGCGTCACGGTTCAGAAAGAGATGGAGGACACCGAGAGACAGTTTCTTGAACAGAACATACAGGCCTCTCTAGCTCAGAAGGAGTTGGATCTAGAGGACGCTATTGCTATTCGTCAGCTCAAGGACATAAATCAAGCTGAGCGCTTGCTCATCGTCCGCCGTCAAAAGCGTATGAAGAAGCAGCAGGAGATGGCTCAGCAGAACTCTCAGATGCAGGCTCAGCAGCAAGCTCAGGCTACTCAGGCGGCATCACAGTCTAGGCAGCAGGAGATGCAAATGGGCGCTCAGATAGAGGCTCAGACATTACAGCTAAAGAATCAGCTAGAGATACAGCTTGAGACCGCTAAGCACGAGTTCAGGAAAGAGATTGAGCTCATCAAAGCACAGGCTACCCTTGGCTTTAGAACTGAGGACGAGGAGTTTAAGGAGAAGCTTGAGGTTCTCAAAGAAGATAGAAAAGACGACAGGATCAAGAAAGAATCGGCTGAACAAAGCAAGCTTATCTCTCAGCGTCAGGGCAAGAGAGGCGAGATGCAAGAAGTTTCTGATCAGGGGGATACATCGCAAATCATTGACGACATACTTGGAGAGTAATGGCAAACAAGGTAAATCTAGACGTAGCTCAGAAGCTTAATATTACGTGCCGCAGAGGTGACACGTTTAATCTTGATATGGTCCTTAAGGACTCTGGCGGGATTCCCCTTAACCTAGAGAAGACCTCTGGTGGAGACAATGAGTATAATTTTTCCATGCAGGTTAGAACCTCAGCAGCAGCTGACGGATCTGCAGGTCTGATTGCTTCTACTGTAGAGGGGTTGCCAGAGGGTGCGTCTAACTATATCCTTATAGAGCCTATAACTGGCTCATCTGTTGGGGGCATAACAGTATTCATCACTGATGTTGAGATGAGAAAGATTCCTTCTGGTCGATACGTGTATGATCTTCAGTACGTTTTTGTAGGAGGAGGATCCAACGGGAAAGACGTCACCACTACTTTTATAGAGGGTGCCTTTGTCGTAAACGAAGATGTAACCGATTACACTGTTGGAGATGCCGCCAGAGGCCTAGAGAATGATGTCAAGGCTATTGTAAAGGGTAGGTACTAATTGTCTTCTCCTGCCGAAATAGTCCTTGGGCAGGGTGGGGCTAGCTCCATTTCTGTCAATTCAGCGGAGGGG